GGTGCTGCTGTTTCAATTACTGATGATCTTTTCGTAAAAGGTGAGTCGGAATTCATAGGTATCGTTACATTCCGTGGTGGAACAGTTAGACTTGGTGATTCCACAGCAGACGATATTGTAGTCGGTGGTGAATTTGCTTCTAGTCTTGTTCCAGATGATGATGATACCTTTGATTTAGGTTCGGCAACACAGGAATGGAGACATTTATACTTAGATGGATCTTTAGAGGCAGATGCAATTAATAACTCTGGTGTTACAACTACAACAGCGTTAAAAGGATTTTCATATTTACAAGCACCACATTCTGCTTCTACACAGAACTTTACTGTAACTGTTGCAGCGAAGACCGCAGCACATAGGTATAATGGATCAGGTAGTAGTAATGGATATAAGATTGATGGTGTAGAATCACCAATACTACACTTTACTCCAGGTAAAACATACAGATTTGTACATGATAACACAGGCAGTCATCCATTAAAGTTTTATCTTGATGCAGGTAAAACACACAATTATACTACAGGTGTAAGTTTTCAGAATACTTATACAGAGATTACGATCTCAGACACTACACCTGCTGTTTTACATTATCAGTGTACTGCTCACCCCTATATGGGTAATGCTATTATTACTCATTCAAACGCAGTTAATACTCCTCATGAAGCAACATTTGAAGGTTTACTGAATGCAAAAGGTAATGTAGATCTTGGTAGCGTAACAGAAACAGAGGGATCCTATTATTATACTACAATTTCTGCACTTGGTAGATTTGATAGTGATTTAGTTCCTTCCACAGATGATGCTAGAGATCTTGGATCATCTGATAATGAGTGGCAGGATCTATTCATAGATGGAACAGCAAATATTGATTCATTAGTCGCAGATACCGCAGATATCAACGGTGGTTCCATAGATAACGCTACTATTGGTGCCACCACTGCGTCAACTGGGGTATTTACAGATCTTACTGGTGGTAATATACAGGTTGGAGTCACAGGTGATAATGAGATTGATACATCAAGTGGTGGTTTAACCTTAGACTCCTCTGACGGAACAGTTACGGTTGATGATAATTTAACCGTAAATGGAACACTAACAGTTTTGGGATCACAATCTATAATTAATACCGAAACATTACAGGTAGAGGATAGTTTAATTGAAGTTGGTCTTGTTAATGATAGTGGGTCGTTAGTTGCTCCTACATCTGATGCTAATATTGATGTTGGAATAATTCTTCATTACTACACTGATTCTGCAAAGAAGGCAGCAATATTTTGGGATGATGATGTATCAAGAATTGCATTTGGTGCAGATATCTCTGAAACTACAAGTGTTATAACAAATACAACTCATGCAACAATAGAAGCAGGGGGATTATATATTAAAGATACAGCAGGTCTTGAAGAAGTTATTGGGCATGATGGAACAGTTAGACAACTAACTAATATAACTATAGATGGTGGCTCGTTCTAATAATAAAATATTACTTATAAATATAGGTGGGTACACCCCCACCTTTTTTTATACTTTGTAATGGATGAAAACGAATACAAAATGTTAATATCAGTGTACCAAAAGAAAACACATGATATGCTTGCTCAAATTATAGGATTAGAAACTAGAATTATGGGATTGAATCATGTTGTTGAAAAATTGAGTACAAAGGTAAATGATCAGGAAAAATTGTTAATTCAACTGAAAAGTAAGAAAAGACAACCAAAAAATATTACAGTAGACTCTGAGGATTTCTAATGGCGAAACCTGCTTCACGACAAGAATTAATTGATTATTGCTTTAGGCAGTTAGGTGCACCCATATTGGAAATAAATGTTAGTGATGAGCAAGTCGATGACTTAGTAGATGATGCATTTCAATATTTTCAAGAGAGACACTTTGATGGTATAGAGAGAATGTATCTCAAATACCAATTTACGCAAGGAGACATTGATAGAGGAAAGGCACAAGGAACTGATGGTGTAGGAATAGTAACGACCACAGGCACATCTACAAATATTAGTGGTTATGGAACAACTACGTCAAATTTTTACGAAACATCAAACTTTATTCAAGTCCCTGAAACTGTAGTTGGTATTGAAAAAATATTTAAATTTGATATGAGTGCGATATCTGGTGGCATGTTTAGTATCAAATATCAGTTATTTTTAAATGATCTATATTATTTTAATTCAGTTGAACTCCTACAATATGCGATGGTTAAATCATATCTTGAGGATATTGATTACTTGTTAACAACTGAGGCACAAGTTAGATTCAATAAGAGGCAAGATAGGTTATATTTGGATATAGATTACAACGGTTTAAACGCTGGTGATTTTATTGTTATTGACTGTCATAGAATTTTAGATCCTACAACTTACACACAACTTTTTAATGATAGTTTTATGAAAAGATATTTGACTGCCTTGATAAAAAGACAGTGGGGTCAAAATTTAATCAAGTTTCAAGGAGTTAAATTACCTGGAGGTATTGAATTGAATGGTAGACAGATATATGATGATGCTTTAAGGGAACTTGAGACTATAAGACAAGAAATGAGCAGTACTTATGAACTTCCACCTTTAGATTTTATTGGATAATGGCTCTTAATCCCTTTTTCCTACAAGGATCACAAAACGAACAAAATTTACTTCAATCTCTTATAAATGAGCAATTGAAAATATATGGTGTGGAGGTAACTTACATACCGAGAAAATTTGTCGATAGAGGAACTATTTTTAGAGAAATAGAGGCATCCAAATTTGATGATAATTTTCAGTTGGAGGCGTATGTTAATACTTATGATGGATATAGTGGAGCAGGAGATGTATTAACTAAGTTTGGTGTAAGTCTTAGAGATGAATTACAGTTAGTAATATCAAAAGAGAGATTTGAAGATTTCATATCACCATTTTTGGATATGGAGGATGAATCTGAGATAGGTCCTGCTATATTAAGACCTCGTGAGGGTGATTTGATTTTTTTCCCATTGGGTAATAGATTATTTGAAATAAAATTTGTTGAGCATGAACAACCATTCTACCAATTAGGAAATACGTATGTATATGAATTACAATGTGAATTATTTGAGTATGGTGATGAAGCAATTAATACAGGCATTGAAGATATAGATAGCACAATTGAAGATTTTGGAACGATCACTGATCTTCAAATGGTGGGTAGTGGTGTAACTGCTACAGCCACAGCGACTTTAGGAACAGGATACATTAAAAAAATATACTTGAATAATGATGGATCAGGATTTACAAGCACACCAACTATAGGAATTACAACAGCACCAAGTGGTGGAACAGATGCAATCGCAGTTGGAATATTAACAACTAGAAATAATGTTACTTCAATTGAGGAAATTGTTCTTACAAACGCTGGTGCTGGATATACATTAGCTCCTACAATTACCATATCGGGTGGTGGAGGAGTAGGTGCTGCTGCTACCGCTGAAATAAGATCAGATTCCAAAAAAGGTATTATTAACATTAGTCTTACTAATGAAGGAGGTGTTGGTTATTCAACAATTCCAAATGTAACAGTCAGCACACCATCATTATCACCAAATCTACCAGCATCTCTTCGTGCTGAACTTAGTTCTACAGGAACAATATCACGTATCGTTATACAAGATGCTGGTGCAGGATTCTTCACACCACCATCTGTTACAGTTGGATCACCCTCAGTTATATCAGTTGCAACTACAAATTATAACTTTAATGAATTAGTAAGTGGTGATAGATCAAATACATCAGCTAGAGTTAAAAATTGGGATTTAGATACCAAAATATTACGAGTTGGTATTCAGACAGGATCATTCTTAGATGGAGAGATATTAACTGGTGCAGAATCTGGTGCACAATATGCAGTAAGAGTTTCAACAGCAAACACTGATAGGGATAAATATGATCAGAGTTATGAATTTGAAACAGAGGCAGATCAAATTCTTGATTTTACTGAATCAAATCCATTTGGATTATACTAATGTTAGGTACTTATTACTATCACGAAATAATTAGAAAGACCATTATTGGTTTTGGCACGTTGTTTAACGATATGGAGGTTAAACATACAGATTCAACTGGAACCGTTGTTGATGTTAAAAAAGTTCCTCTTGCGTATGGTCCTGCTGCAAAATTCATATCAAGATTAGAACAACAAACTGATTTAAACAAAGCTGTTCAAATCACCCTACCAAGAATGTCTTTTGAGATGACTTCTATTGCTTATGATTCTACAAGAAAGGCAGGAATAACACAAACATTTAAAGCAGTTGATGGGAATAAATTAAAAAAAGTTTTTCTTCCAGTTCCCTATAATATTGGATTTGAACTTAGTTTACTTTCAAAATTAAATGATGATGCTTTACAAGTTGTAGAGCAAATTTTACCATTTTTTCAACCATCATTTAGTATCACTGTTGATCTCATATCATCTATAGGTGAGAAGAGAGATGTGCCAATAACACTTACAAACGTCACTTTTCAAGATGACTATGAAGGAGATTTTTCAACTAGAAGAGCATTAATTTATACTTTTCAATTTACAGCAAAAACTTATCTATATGGACCTATTGCAGAAAATCCAGAGGGTCTTATTAAAAAAGTTATTGTTGATCAATATGCAAATACTGATACTGTTAATGCAAGGAGAGAGATGAGATATACAGTAACTCCTACCGCTAAAAAAGACTACAATTCAGATGGAGTTATAGATAGTAATGATAATTCTTTAATTGTTCCTGGTGATGATTTTGGATTTAGTGAAAATATTGAATTTATTTCTGATTCAAGAGATCGAAGTCCATCAAGACAATCTGATTTATAATGGATAAATTTAAATCTATTGACGAGGCACTTAACATCAGTGATGGTGAAATAGTCCCTGCTGAAAAAAATGTCTTAAAAAAAGAAGAAAAATTGAAGATCAATGAAATTGAAAAAGATTATGAATATACTCGTGCTAATTTATATTCCATAATTGAAAAGGGACAAGAGGCAATAAATGGTATTATGGAAGTTGCGGGTGAAAGTGCAAGTCCAAGAGCATATGAAGTTGCTGGTCAATTGATAAAATCAGTTGCTGATACAACAGATAAGTTGATGGATCTTCAGAAAAAAATTAAGGATGTAAACGAAGATAGTCCCACAAAAACAAATAACGTCACTAATAACGCCCTATTTGTAGGGTCAACATCCGAACTTTCAAAAATGCTAAAAAAAGGGTTTCTAAATAATAAAGAAGAAAAATAATTTCTACAATGAAGAAGTGTAAGAAAGGACACTATTACTGCTACCAAGATAGTAAATGCAAACCAATTCCAAATGGATATCGTGTTGGTCTTGGTGGATATCTTCGTCGTGAGAGAGAAGATGAAACGGAGGACTCCAAAAAGAATGGTAATGGCAACGGTAACGGAAACTCTAAGTCAAATGGGAATGGTGGGAATGGTTCTGGAAATGGTAACGGTGGCTCTGGTGGTAATGGTGGTGGTAATGGCTCAGGGGGTGGAGTAGGAGAGAGTGTAGAGATACAAAATTCAGATGGTGACACAACTGCAGTAGTAGTGGATATATTTGGATCTGATCACATGAAACCAAAATTGAATGGTAAGGGCGTTTGGTCAGGAACTATCATAAGAGAGGCAGGAAAAATAGCATTTGGTGGATACAAAGATGGAATTATAATTAATCCAAGCGGATCTAGAAATAAGTACGGTCTACCAGATAATTTAAAACCAGAGACAAAAACAAAAGAGGTTCCACTTACACCATCTCAGAATAGATTACTGGTAATGGGAAAGAAAAAAAATGTAACGGGTGATTATATAAAAGGAACACAAAAAAATTTAGATGATGGTCTTGATAAAAATATATACGGTGTTGGTAAAGGTAAAAAAATTAAAAAAACATTGGGAGGTCCTGATATCAACTTAGCACATTATGAACCAGACGGTGAACTAACTGAATATGCTGCAGCAATACCTAAAGCTGCAAATATTGCTACAAAAGCAGCACCATACATTATGACT